AGGTCTAGTTAAAACTACAGGTCCACCACTTTCTGTTGGTATTGTTATTTTCGTTACAGCAGTTCCAGCGGTATTTGGATTATCGTCCCAATCAAAAGAGAAAGATATTTCAACTTGATCGTTACCGCCCGCAAGCATGTAATAAGAATTTCCTTGCTTAACAAATAAACTTCCTGCAGGTTGTTCTTCTTGCTGTTCTGGTAAAGGTGCTTGCCAATCTTTAGTGCTGAATATTTTCTTTGTAATAACACTCTTTGTTTCTTGTGGGGTGTTTTCTAGTTCAACTGATATGGTATGTCTTCCCTTTTCAATCAATACCTTTTTACCTTTTACCTTATTAATTAATCCATTTCCAACCCACAATACATCACCTGAAGTGGTAATATCAAAAACTAAATTTCCATCTAGATAAATTCTAGCCGTATTATCTCTCTGTGCCCTAAATTCATAATATCCGCGATAAGGAATTTCAACGTCCCAAGAATTCTTATAAGTTATCCCTGATCCGTCAGTTCCAGGAAGACTGGAAGGAATAATTGGAGATATAGCATACCTATTGAAGAAATCTGCCCAAGCTGGATGCCTAGTTGGATACCAACTTTGAGAAGCAGGGAATCTAGTAGACCATATAGGATTATTTGGACATCTACCTTCTTGTGGAGGTGGAGTTTCTTTTAGTGGCGGTGGTTTCGGAGCATCAATTGTTACCGAAATTCCCATGGGATTTTCGTTCCATGATTTTGGGGATATGACAGTTTGAGTAGAAGTAGATACCGTTCTTGCCCCAGATAATTGCTTGGCAGTTTTAGTGGTAAGTGTTGCATTTACATCATTACCGTCGCCGTCAAATAAGTTAATTCTTTGATCTTTTTGATCTGGTCCAGAACCAGTATTTACGATCTTTGGATCTGGAGATCCACCTGCTCGACCCTCAAAACGTATTGGACCGTACTTTTTATTTGCTCTGAAGGTTCCATCTCCACTAGATGATCCTTTAGAACTTCCAGAGGGTCTATTTAAAACAACTGGACCACCACTTTCTGTTGGTATTATTATTTTTGTCGCAGCCGTTCCTGCAGTATTAGGATTATCATCCCAATCAAAAACAAATGATATTTTTACTTCGTCATTTCCACCAGCAAGAAGATAATATGAATTACCTTCTTTGATAAATTTACCTCCAGCTGATTGTTCTTCTTTTTGTTGAGTTTGAATAGTCTCTGTAATTGGAACGTTTAAAAGATCAATCCTAATCTTGTAAATACCAGACTTAAAATATTTTTTAGTGGGAGTTACTGCACCATTAAATCCCCCTAAATCAAAAACTTTCTGATCATTTACATATAATTGAGCCGTGTTATCACACAATCCCCTAAAAGTATACTGTCCGTCAAAGGGAAATTCTTCAACCCATTCAAAACTGAAAACTTTTCCAGCTTCGTCACTACCCCTAACATTAGAGGGAGATACGGGTGACACCGCATACTTATTCATGAACTCATTCCAACGTGGGAATGTGACTTTGTATGCTGAAGGATATCTCCTGTCAAGTGCAGTTATACTGTTTGGTTGTCTACTTCTAGTAGTCCAAAATGGATTTTTTAATTTTTTTAGATCTTCTAGTTGGTTTTCAATTTCCCTTCTAATTGGATCTTCACTTAAGGCTGAATAAGAGTCGGGATTCCATGGTCCCAAATCTTCTCCGTCTGGACCATACTTCCTACCATATCCAATGGTAGTATCATCACATATCTCATAATTTTCAAAATCTTCTTCTCTATCATAAACTTCTTCTGTTCCAGCCTCTTCTCCAAGAAAAGTTCTTAATATAACACCGCTACCATATTGACAATCATCGATAGCAGTAGCTAAAGGCGCATATTGATATCCATGACCACTTCTAACTAAATCCACTGCAAGAATGGACCCGTCAATTCCAACTACAGGATTTCCAGCAGCACCAACACCACCACCACCAAATATCTGAATCCTCGGTGGACCACATTCTTTTTCAGATTTTAACCCACCACACTGACCAGAAGAATTTGAAAGATCACTTGGAGTCAGACTATTAACTTGATTTATATTAAGATATTGATAATCGTTATTTCCATTTTTAAAAATAAAGATAGTTCCTGGATTTCTTTTTGCATAAGCATTTGCCTCACACACGTCAACACCCGTGACATATCCCCTGTCAGTGGAGATATATCCAACTCTTATATCATTTTGTGAAGGAGATCCAAAGAAACTGAAAGTCATATTTCTTATCTGTTAATGATATTTATTACCTAACGATTAGCTCTTAAAGTTTGAGTAGATCTTGGTGGAGTTGCAAAAGGAACGCTCTTAACAGGTTTTCCAGTTGCTGGAGTCTTCGAAGACTTATCAACTTGAGCAACTCTTGGTAGTTGTGCTTGTTCAGCAGCACCACTTCCACTTTGCAGTGAGTAGAAATCTGAAGCGGCACAATTTGGTTTTAAATCGCAACCAAAAATATTTAACTTAATATTTTCAAAACTTAGAGCAGAAGTAATACTTCCCGTAATTCCACTGATAGAAGATCCAGCAAAAGAAAGAATACCACTAGCCTGTGCTAATTCGTCTTTAATATCGGACAAAAATGCATTTATATTATTAATTATCTTATTAAAATCACTTTCCATATCAGGCATATTTATTGATATAATCTCTCCCGTAAGATTTTCAACTGAACATATTTCAACTAGTGGAAAATAATCATCTGAGGAAGGAATAGTCTTATTTAATTTATCATTAAGAAGAGCATCAATCTGTCCACAAAGAGAATTTGTTATCTTGGAATATAGACAAGTTATAGTTTCAGTAATAGTTTCCTTTATATCAAGATACTTATATCTTTGATTTGGTGGAACAGTTGGTATGGTTTTTGATAATGCCTTATTGATCAACTTTAGAGCATATTCCATTATCTTATCAAAGACAATCTTCATATACTTAGCAATCTGACATGCGGCATCTGCTATCAACGCTTGAATATTAGATATTATAGAAGAAGCAGCGTCTATGTAACTTTGAGCAGCATGAAGAATCTTATCTATCTCTGCAGTTAAATTATCAATAATGGTTTTAATTGCTTTCAAAGCAGATTCAACCATTTCACATGGATTCATTAATACGGTTTTCTTCTGATAAAGATCATTTCTCTTTACGTCCGCAACACTAACCTCATGAACTGCATCAGCATTTTCTCTTGTTGCTCCAGGTCTACTTGGAGAAGTTGGAGCATTTGCTTCAGAACAACGATCTTGTATTCCTTTAGCAACTGCAGATTGAATAAAATTAGTTCTCTCTGCACCAGTTAATCCCCTAGCATCAGCTTCTAATCTTGCAGATTGTTGATCTTGGAATTGTGCTTTTGATAAAGGAAGATCTGGTCTCAGACCATTACTATTGACTGAGACTCCAGAAGGTGGTGGAGAACATTCCCTAGATTGTTCTGGATCTTTCGGTTTATTTACTACAAGACCTTCATCGGGAACTTTAATATTTTGATCTTTGTCTCCGTTTGCGGGGGTAGCAACTCCACTGGTAGCAGAGAAATTGGTCTTATCAGTACCAATAGTTGTGTTTAATGCTGTTTGTGCATTATTTCCAAGTATTCCCATGATAACAGGAACCTGTTGGTCCTGCCCATCCATAAAGAATCCAAAAACAAACATTCCTTGCCTCAAGTTAGAGGTTTGGGATGCTGTTGCCTGACCACCACCTGCGGTGATCGGATACATTACCTGAGCCCAAGGTAATTGATCAGACGGTATTAAGGTCTCCTCTTTATCATGAAGACCTATAATTCTAACCTTATATCTTCTTCCCCAACCAGGAATAGAATCTTTGTTCTCAAATTTACTTGGGACAATATTATCCCTCCAGGTAGAATCGTCAGCTATCTGACCAATCCACCAATTAAAACCACCACCAAGAAAACCGGGATTAAATAAAGATCCTCCTTCCATTAGTCCTCATACACTCTACATTCTAATGCGTCTGGATTCTCATCACAATACAGTTCTAAAGGATTTGGGTCATGAGTGTCTCCTGGATGATTATTTTGATAGTTTTCAAGAGACTCTAACTCAGATTCCAAATGACGACGACGTTGACCACTTGTGTTTGGATTATCAATTTCGTTTCTATCGTCTTCGATATGCTGTTGTAAAGTTCTGTCCGTCATAATGGTATTGAACCCTTAGTGTGATTTCCAATTCTTCCAAAAGAATCTCTGACTAAGTTTAGTTTAGTGAAAGTTTCTTTTGTAGAAACGTAATGACATAAATCTGCTATAATATATAGTCCACCAAACTCACGGTCAACTCCCTGAGTTTGTTCATCAGATAGTGAAGGATTATCTATAAAAATTGCGTCTCCAGCATGTAGAGAAAAATCTCCAGGAATAGTAATTGTAGTTTTGATAGAATAAAGTTGATTATATCTCATTATCGCTTGATTCAAAATCTTTTTAGAATCAAAGTTCACTTCTTTTGATTTTTCAATCTGCTGTTTAGTATTTCCCTCTGGAAGAGTTCCAGTATCAACGAGCATATATGTAGTACGAGAAAAATCTTTTCCAGCTTCAGTTCTATTGAATTCTGGATTTAATTTGGGCAATTCTTTTCCCGCTTTTTTTAAATTTCTTTCAGTCTCTTGTACGCTAGGATTAATAACTTCATAGAAACAATTAAATGGGTCAAACATTATTATTTTATTTGAAAATGCTCCCATTTTTAATTTTTCCTTTACATCAACCCTATTGTCAATATTATGTTCTATGATCTTTCCGTCATATCCAGAAGGTATATTTTCTCCTTTTGAATCTGGAGTTTCTGTATAGATTAAAGATTTTTTCTTTTCTTGAGATAGCATAGAATCTATAGATTTAAACTTAAATCCTTCAGAAGTTTCAAAGAAAAAATATCCGGCAGTATTTCCATCTGCTCCAGGGAGATTAGGAACTGCTTTTTTGGACAACCAGTTCATAGCATAATAAGGTTTCCGATTATTCCCTATGAAATTATATGTATTAAATGTTTCCTCAATATCAACCTTTTTCTTTGTACCTAAAAACTTTGGATCTGTAAGTATTCTCAATATATGATCAGATATTTTTCCGTCAAACCTAGTGTTTAATCTTACCTTTTCATTCAAGATAAACTCTTTAGAAACTAAGTCAATAGTGACCATAGACTTAGTTGTATCTTGAAGTTGAGGGGTTATTTTATTCACATATAGATCAACTTTTATCTCATTATCAGAACTGTCTGTAAATTTAAGTTTAGTTGTCTCTTGACCAACAAGAGGTAACCCCTCCAATACAGACTTAGAACCTCCTCCGCTACCAGTTACGGAGTTTCCAGTATCAGCAAAAGTCGCAGTAACTTTAATTGTATCTTGAAGAATACTTTCATAATACAGTAGATTTACAATTCCAGTTTTAATGTCTACTGTATTCCCTTGATTCTTATTCGATACAATTACAAATTCATTAATATTAGAACTTTCAGCCTGTTTTGAGGTTAATGGTACAGCCATTTTTTAAAATCTTCCTATTTCTATTTACCCGATCATATCTAGAGACATGAATAAATCTTCTTCCGAAGATCCAATAATTGCAGAATCACTAAATCCACTAGAATATCCAGAATCAGAGTCTTCATATTCACCAATTTCTGGCATTGGAATAATTACTGTTTGGGGAGACATTGAATCGTATGGAGCATAATTTTGAAGTGCCCTAACTATACCTTTCATATCCTTTGCTTGGTTTATCGCCAAGACTAAATCGGGAACTAATCTTGCACTATCTCCGTCTACTACTATTTCTTCTTCATTTTTATCACCAAGAACTGCCAAATGTGGATAGTCTGGTGTCATTCCACCATCACCATATATCCTCATTCCCTCTTGCGGAGCAACCTTTCCACCCTCATCATATCTACCATGAGCAACGAATGAATTTGATCCGGAAATATCAGCACTTACACCAAATCCATTTGGTCTATACTTCATCCCAAAAGTCTTTAATGGGAAAGCAACCTTGGATTCAAAATCCACCTGCATATCAATTCCACCCTGAGATCCTCTAGAAGAGTGTGCTCTTTGTTCATTTGAGATTAGTTTTGCCG